CCCATAGTGGGTATTAATATGGCCGATACATGGCCATATCTGGATCGTAGAAACCTGTCGCCACAGAGACGCCAGGAAGCACGAAGGGTGGTGGACCTATATAATGAGCAAGCATGGCATCCTCTCCAGCTGCTCTAGAAAGGTACAACGCCACGCCTGCCGCCGTTGATCCTAACACAGTAATCATGCCAACAGATGGCGACGAAAGGTTGCCAAAGGGTACGACTACTGGATTTGTGATGTTGGTGCCAGTGGTGATCAAATCCCAAGTGGAAGTGATATCATTGGCGCCGTAACGCACGAGATTCTGATAAGCAGGAAAACGCACGTGAATTGCAGCCCCGTCGCATGACAAAACACGCGGAGCATTGGAGCCTGTGCCCGTATTGGGCGAATTGCCAACAAGCGAAGCTCCATCGTTTGCGGGGTTAAAGCTGGCGGTCCACACAATCTCGCTAGCATTATCTCCTCCCGCTGCATAGCCATGGAGCTCAGTGCTCCCTCTCGCATAGTTATAGGCTGAAGAAAAGTAAGCACCATAACCGAATGTCTCGTAAGGAAAAGATGTGGGACCTGGAGTCAAAACACTTTGTGTAGGTGAATACCACCAGGGGTATATGTTGCCACCCTCTTGGCCAGCACTGCCGTTGATGGCTCCAGACCATTTCGGAATGGAGATGAGCTGCTTGACGGATGTAATACACTCGCCAACAGTAAGTTCACAAACACTCGGTTTGGTCGAAGACAAAACTCTGCCAGCCTGAGCAACAGGTGTGCCTGTCTGGGAAGGTGCAAATATGGGACCAAGCGGAATGGACAGTTCAAAATCTGACGCCGCGCAAACTTCGACAACAAAGTCGACAGTGTCAGACACGACGCCTGTAGCCTGAACATTATCCAACACCGACATGGTGAGTGAACCAATGAGCTCGTTAAAGCGCATGTGAGGAACGTATGAGGAGTAAGGCACGTTAAACTCAAACACAGAAGAATCACGCAAATCAAAGATTGCGGACAAGCCAGTGGGCTGAGGAGCAGAAGAAGAAAACTCTGGTGCCAGGTAAGTGGGGAGGGTGGGTGCGTTAGTCGTGCCGGAAATGGGCGTGCCAGAAGCAAGATTGACGTAAGGGAAAAAAGCCACTAGCATGCGACCGCCGTGCAACTTAGTTTTCGAAAACGTGAAGCGAAACTTAAACCCACCTCTCCATAGCTTAAAACACGAAGAGGTAAAAAGCAAATTCGAAGGCAAGATTCCATTGTTTCCAGTAGCTGAAAAAGCCGGCACAGGGACATTGCAAAAAGGAGGTGTGGCGCGAGTGCGAAACCAAAAGTAAGATGGTCCGACTCCCGTGGCGTAAATGATGGTACCTGTGTTACGAGCTGTGGAAATAGCTCCAACGCAGATTTGAGACCAACGCGAATTGATGTAAGCAAGCGACATCTCATCCACAGCTGAACCTCCAAACTGTGGATCCACAACCAACCCATTGGAGGCCATCGGAGCCACCATAAGCGCAGTGGAAGGAACATCAACCGCTTGCTCATTAGCAGATATCTGTTTTTGTGCCCGCATGGGCGGGTCCTGCACCAATGGCCTTGCATAGCCGTAGGCACGCAACACCCCAGCCGTCTTGGCCAAAAACCAAGAAGCAGGAGATACCAAAGTGGACAAGGACGGTATGCCCTTAGCCACCCACCCTAATGTTTTCGAAGCAGAATGAAGCGTGGAACTGTACGGGTACGCATCGTTCTCAAACTCTTCTGCAATAGCGCCCAAACGCCTAGCAGCTTGAGCAACGACAGTAGTGGTGGCGAAATGTGAAGCTCCAATAAGCTCCAAATCCTCAAGATGTACAAGGAGCTTATAGGTAGGAGCGTTAATTCCAACAACAACTGGAATGGGCAACAAAGCATTCAGCCCCAAAATCCCATAAGGAGGCGTGTTGTTGCTGCCAATAGGCAGAAACTCAAACTCATACAGGAAAGGCACTGACAGCTGAACCATAGTGGACTCAGCAAGATCTAATCGCACATGAGGCAAATTTGTACAAAGCGGCGAAAACTTGCATCGAGCCATAGGAGTGTTGCTCGTAGAAGACGAACCATACTGCCAAGACAGAGCCAAAAGCCCTTGATGAAAAGGAGTGGTGGCCACTTGAAGAGTGAACACCATACGAAACCGACATCCGTATACACCAAGAAGCCGAGTGGCCCCTCCTGGAAACCACGTGTTAAAAATGGACGTGCTTCCGAAATCCCACTGGTTCAGGAGAGTGCGCACTGAATTTGCCAAGCCGCCACTGGCAATAATCCTGGGTCGCCGAAAATACTCCTTAAGGTCTTGAAGCTCAGGTTGAGATGAGACTATAGACCCGGGAGCGTAATGAAGGCCCAAAACATCTGTGGATTCACACGCTTCTGCAAGCATTGTGGTGACACCCGTCGTAGTCGTAGTGTCGCCGACCATGTTCAGCCCTTGCAGATTGCTGCACATGTCTGTGTCATCCCTCATCTGAGACGACGTATCATTTGATTTGTTTATGTCTGAAGCAAGACTTCTTACTCGCAAAGGGCGTCTCTACCCAAATGCAAGCACGGCGTTTCTCTGGGCACCGGCCCTGAGTAGTAAGGCTAAAAAGCCACGGTGACTGATGCCGCCCTGTCCAAACGCTCTCTTTCCACGCCGTGAAGTATTTACATTGAGCGATTGCGTATATGCAAGCATCTAATACCAAGCATCAATGCACGAACGCACTAGTGCAAGGTACTGCTTCTTTTCGCAAGCACAGTACGGGACTGGCTTATAGCGCGACAGCTCCGCGTATACACGCGGAGCCCACTGATTCCAAACATCCTGGGTGTGCAAGCTCAGCTCCTGAAGAGCATTCTCAAGCTCATCAATCCTGATCCTCACCTCCATCTTCTTGTTTTTGCACCAGTATACACAAAACAGGAAGCTGTCCAGCTCAAGAGGACACACCCATCCATCCTTCTCGTTCACAAAAGAACGCTTCAAAAACGTCACGTCGCTGAGGTTGGTTAGCTCCTTCAGCTCCTCATCCTTTTTGTCACTCGTATATACAAGACCGAAAAGCTCCATCATAGTCGCCGCCACAGTAACCTGATTGAAAGCAGCGGAGACACGCATGCTGGGGTTGACAACGTTGTCATCGCCATACGTGATGGCAAAAACATTGCTCCAAAACCCAACATGATCTCCCGTAAGCCTCATGTAGCACGCAACCAGCGCAATCAAGGAGTACATGGAGTTGCAGATTGTGGTGAAAGGGTGTCCACTGGGCAAAGACTTATTCCACTGGTAAACGTGCCTTTGGTCGCGACCAGGCCCGCCTATGTGTCGAGAATGTACAAGGTCAAGCCACAGAACGCTTCGCACGCGCTGGTTATCCTCGCCATCACCATACCAACGGTTTATGTACTCCAGAATAGCCATAAGCACACGCTCCTGCTCACTGGAATCAAAAGCCTTGAAGTCTCCTGCGAAAACGTCAGGCCCATGCGCTCGCAAATTGTTGGCCAACAAGCCCCAATCAGCGAAACAACAAATGCCTGGCGCCATACCGGAAACAGTGTGGTTGCGCATGACAGCCGCAGAGAAAGCCCCAAAATACTGTCGCCACAAAATAGTGTAATCGAGTGGCGCCGAAGAAATGAGTCTCGTAGCCACGGACTGCACCTTGGCGTATGAACGCAACTCATCCTTCAAAAAGTCAACAAACACATGAGCTGCACGCTCATTACGAATGGCCATGCACTCAACGTGTCTGACTCGCTCCCGTAGTTACTCCACCAATGACGTAGTGAGATCGTATTGTTCCGCATCACCAAAGAAATCTTTCTTTCCGTCACGAACATCGTAAATATACGGAAAGCCTGCCGACGTGCCTCTCGGTATGCTGCGAAACCGCTCCTGGGGTATACCCAGGACAGCCTCCTCAAACGTATAAATACGGCGAGAGCTGTCCTGCGTAAGTGCAGTCAAACGCGACATAGCTATATGTACAGCTTGGTCGAGCTCGGGCACGCTCTTCAAGAAAAGCCCAGTCGAATAAGGCTTCACTGCTTTTTCCATAGGATACACCAACACGCCATCTCTGTACACAGGCCCCAAGGCTGCGGGCAAATAGTCGTAAGGTCCAAACCTGCCGAACATCTCAGTAACAAAGTAAGATGTTTTCGGAGTCAGGCTGATGGGCTTATCAACAGTAAAAAGTGGCAAAAAGCTGCCTCCATGCGTAATGGGCAACTCATAGCTCGCTTGGGCAACGACGCCGCGCGCTGCCAAATCCCGCGTGAAACAGTCCTGTACAATAGAGAAATGTGCCATGGCATCAGCAACCATCTCCCTCGTGACCACTGCACTGTAAGCCACGCCTCGCATCTCATCGCCAGCCACGTGAATTCCAACCACTGTACGTCCGCTGTAACTTGTGTTATCGACAAGGCTGAGAGGGGCTCCGCAATCCCCACACGCTGTGTAAGCTCTGCAGCTCACATACCTCTCAAGCTTGCGGTCACCAAACAACAATCCATGACCTTTGCTCAAGCTAGGAGTCACGAAAATGCGCCGCGTGTGCTCGCTCACGAGCTTAACCTTGTCATCGATCTCGCAAATGTCCAAACGACCAGGGACTCCTCCAATGTAATTCAAATCTTTCTCTGTCAAGAAGCTCTGTGAAATGTTCCTGTGGGCACGTACACCTTGAAACTCGACAAATGAAATGTCTCTGTCTTTAAACTGTTGTTGCCTGAAACACTGGAAATCACGCATCGTCAACTCAAAACTGTGCTGTGCCTGCATCGCATTGACAAAATGTAACAGCGTGTCGTCTTCAACAAGCCCTTCGGCCCGCTTCTTATCAAAAACGAGGCTGTTGAAATGGTCTGGCATTAATGCAAGCCTATCACTCACAAAAATGACCTGACCAACGACAGTGAGCGCGCCTGACTTGTCAACGAACCAAATCTTGTAACTGTTACTGTACACATTGTTCACAACACTGACATCTCCTGCCTGCAGCCGCACGTCAGACGCCCTGGCGCGCATTGGCTTGGTAATCGGCCTGTTGCTTTGTGGTCGCACTTGACCACCTGTCACCACCGCTTCTTTTTCTTTTTCTTTTTTTTTTCCGTTTGCTCCTGTAAACAGACCACAAATGCCATCAAATATGGCGTGCAACAAACGCAAGGCCAACTTCAAGGCCATGAACAACGCCGTGGTCAAGAAAAAAAGCTTTCGCCAAACCACCAAATGATGACAAAAACCGCTCGAAACTCGTGACGTCAGCTTGCAAAACGTCGTGGTGCACCTTGAGTACACCAACAAGGCGTTGTGCAAAATTGCCAACACTGCCCGCTGTGTCAGAACCACCTGCCTGAGCTCGCACCCCTGGCGTAACAACAGTCTCACACATCTGGGCAGCCACAAAGCCCTTAAGATAATCCTTGCTGGCACCATGTGTTGTCAGCTTCCTTCTCAAGCTCTCCACTATGTCTTCCACAAGCGCCTTCAAGCTCATATCTTCAGAGCTGGTAATGCCCGTCATGAAGTCATGCCTCCTCACTGACCACATGTACCAAGGAAAAAAGTCCAAGCCAGTGCCGCTGCTGCACTTGACAAGTTCCTCCTGGTACTTCGTTTGGTCCAAAAACCCGTTGGTCTTATACTCTGGCTTGAGCACAAGGCGGTAAGGATGGTTGATTCTACGTGCAACAGCCGCGGGCTCGTGCACGCAGATACCTGCAGATGACCGAATGCTGTCAAGGTTGGTTGTGCCAAAGATGAACTTGGACATGAAAAAAATCTTCCCCTTTGATGTCAGATCAGCAAAGTTGAGCGGGTATGACCACGAACTACACATGCGAATCAGTGTCATGTACTCATTCTCCTTGTCAGAAGCATCCGTGCGCGCTTGGAAGGCGTCGTCCATCACAACGCAAGCCTGACCTGCATAACTGTTCCAAAACTCGCTCGTGCCCTTCTGCCACACCTCAGCGGCCACTTCGTCAAAGCTCGTAGCCTTAGGAATCAAGCCAGAGCGCAACAAAATCGCAGCGCAGAAAGGCATGGCCAACAGAGTCTTCCCAATGCCGGGTTCACCGACAAAGAGGCACGCGTCAGGCTCGAATCGAAAATTGTTGCGCGCATTGAGTGCACCAGTGTAAGGCATGAGCAAAGCATTGACTTTAACCATGTACTCTTCCACGAACCGCCCTACCGACGTACCCCTGTAAAGATCGCGAAACGTCATGCCATCACGTATCAACCTCACAAGCGCATTGAGCAGCTCGGGTGAAGGCTCAGCATCACACGTCGCTATGTCAACTGCTGCCTTGTCAATAGAACGTGCCCACTCCTTCATGGGCTTGTCAGCTGAGCGAAACAACTCAACGCGCTCCTTTCCAAAAAGCTCGCGAAAAAAGTTGATGCCAGCCTCAATGGCACTTGCGCACCAGTCCATGAAAACACTGATACCACCTGAACACCGCTCAAGCATTGTAAAGCGCTTCATCAGCTCACCGACATTGTTTTTGGAAGTTTTGCCTCGAAGCACGGAAAAGGTAAGCGCCGTGGCCAACAGCTTGGGCGCGGAGTCTACAAACCCTGCTTGTGGTTTCACATTCCCATCTGGAAAGAATTCGGAAATGTGCCCCCACATTACAGGGCCGAGCAGCTTGGTCAAGCAAAGAACAACCGTAGCTGCTCCAATACCACGACCAAACTTCTTGTCATGGAGAAACCTGTAGACCATCATCACCAAAGGCACTCCCCAAAGTGCCTTACCAAGGTGCTCGGAGAGAAGTCGCTTGGCCTTCTTAAAAGCCTGCATAACAACGCTCGCGTCACCAATAAGCTTCTCCGTGGACGACAACAAAGTCCACACTTTGTTCAGAACTAGCGCGCCAGCAGCGCCGGCAAGAACAGGTAGCAAAGAGCCCCCCTGGGGCTCAACAACACCTGAACGCTTGTCGCGCTCCTGCTGCACCTTGCGCTCACGCTCCTTCTTTGGAACCTGCTTGCGCTTTGCCTCTGAGCGCTTTCGCGCTGCAGCTCGCTGCTCTGCGTCGCGCAGAGCACGGCGAGACGGCCCTGGTACGCCACTCTGGCACCGAACGCCGTCGAACTGCGCCCAGCGCTTGTACTCACGCGCCGTGTAGCGCACGCCTGCATAGCAAATGTCGGAACCCACGTTCCACCAGACATTACGCTGGACTTCGTGCTCGTACCACGCTTCGTGGTTACGCTCAGCACGAGCCAAGCGCGCCTCTGCAAGCGTTCGCTCACGCTCCTCACGAGCAAGCTTCTCCAGGCGCACACGCAACTCACGCGTGTGTAGCCTGGTGCGCTCCTCAGCGCGCTTGCGCCTGCGCTCGAGCTGCCTCAGAACGTAAGACGGCCTGGTGCTCCCAGAGCATGCAGACCGAATCTTCTGCTTCACCTCCCTGACCGGGCAGTCAAACACATCGGCCATGAGGGCAGGCAGCTCCTTCAGCGCCGCCTCAACGTGCCGCAGCTAGCGCAAAGCACGTTTCTTCTCCCTCTGCAGCCTGCGCAACATGCGCCCGTCTGCCTCAGCACGAGCCGACTTCTCACGGGCCTGCTCTGCGCGCCGGAAAGCATACTCCTCGCGCCACAAGGCCACAGCATACGGAGGCCCATGGAATTCCATGAACTCGTAGACCATGTCCAGCGAAAAGGTGCCGTGTCGGAACTCGACAGAGTTCGCCACAAAGTCCGTCCACATGTACACAAAGTGCTTGCCCTCAGAGCGCAGTGCACGAATGTGCGCCACGCCCCAAGTGCTGACCTTGGTCACGTCGCCCCTGAGCGCCTCCAAAAAAGAAGGTGCCCACCAGCGCATCACAGCCGGTAGCTTCTCATCATCGCTAGCTTGAAGGTAGGAAAGGTGGTCCAAACGGCTGGGTAGGCCTGTTGAGAAGATGTAGGGCGCCATGGTTGGTTGTTGGTTAGATTTGAAGATACAAAATGAGTATTTTGTATGGTTGTGGCTGGTTTGTGGTTGATTCCCTTGTTACCGTCCTGGGAGCAAGACGTCCAATAACAAACTCAGACTCTCTTCTTCATTCACTGCTCTTCACGGATCACGGGTCACTGAAAACAATTGCAGAATCACGTGTCGTTCCCTGCGCTCCTGACAGCCGCAAATACTAAACCACGTGGTCTAACAAAAGTGTACAGTGCCTCACCAGCACAGCAGGCAGCTATCTAAGAAGAGTCATCCCCATCGCAACAACTGCGACGGTACCCGAAATAAAAACCTCGGGCTCAAGCTTCAAAAGCTCGGCTTTCAAATCCAAACCTCTACAACTTTGCAGTTTAACAACGAGCTGTTACATAGTCGTCTTCAAGACTAAAGTGCCGTAGAGATGTTGGGTAACCAGCCCAACAGTTGTGAATACCACCAGTAACCATTCACAACAACGGTCGCACTTGGCTCGAGTTTAAAAGCAAAGGTGTAAAAACTTGCAAATTGAAACCGGACGACAAAGCATAACGTAGTACTTAACTTTGCATCCTGTCAATCATAAGCAAGGCAAACACCTCGCGTTCTTAAATCATAAATAACAACGATGGGAAAACCCAAATGCTCATAGGCCCAATGCCTTTTCGGACAAGAGCGCGTCCGTTCAGTTTGAGGATAGCTGAAAAACCACTCGTAACGTGAGCATACGTCTGTGTCAAAGACTAACGGCCGAAGAAGGCCGGCAAATATCCCGTG